CGAAAAGGTGAAGAACTCAGACATCTCCTGAAGAATAGAATCTTCAGCATGAACCTGAACATAGATATTATCTATTTTTTCAACAACGACATGCTCAATCATCGAGAACCCTGAATGAATTTCTCCCAGCCCATGTACTCTTTCAACTGCCATGTACGATTGTTCAATTCCTTCATGACATTAGTACAAAAGTTTGCAGCCTCTTCGTGATAGGCTTTCTTGCGCTTGAGTTTGTTTAGATCATCATCGCCGTCAAGATAAACAGAGATGTCTGATTTCAAAGTAAATCGAAATGGTTCCCAACCAAGTTTGTCTAACTCTTCTTGGTCAAGTTTGCCTGTGTAGTACATCCACTTGAGTTTTTTGATTCGATCATACTCAAGAGCAACTCGCCTTGCAGACAAATTGTGCAAGGACAAGTATTTGTTATACTTGTTGTGAAGTAATGGAATGCGAAGGATTTCTTTTCCTGGCTCTGTTGTGTCAACATTGGAGTCTTTCTCCCATTGCAACATCAATTCTTCAAGGGGTGGTGTTTCTATTTTCATACGCAAAATATGTTAGTGGGAATGCGTATAATTTACTACATCTCAATGAAAAAGGCAACTACTACCAAGAGTTGTTTCTTGGTTGACTCTGCTGTATAATCCAGTATGTCTGGTTTGATTGGGATACTTTAAATAATATCTATGTCGTAGTAAGAGAAGCGAAACGTGGCATCGCTTGTGATTGTATTCTCTGCAGAATCACTTACATTAAAACCAATTGTCCCAAGATTCACAGGAAACATATCAATCAACTTCACGCGAAATTGTGGGTTGTTTTGATTTGAGAAGATTGTAAGAATTGCATCAGAGTATGCAGGAATGTTCTTTGAGAACGTTGGTAGCGTTGTCCCTGGAAATCTTCTTGACAGATTTTTATACTCATCAAAATTGGTTGGGAATGTCATTCCGCGCATCCAATCATGAATCTCTCTCCACCCACGCAAATCCTCATCTACAAGAAATGTAATGTTGAATGTATCATACATTAATTTCTCTCCTGGATGATACAATTCAACAAATGGTGTGTATCTTGGAATTTCTGTAACGGAAACTCCAGGAAGATTTGCAGTCTGGCAGAAGTAAGTCACTGCAGGCAAACGATCAAACACCAAACGAAACTTGGTGCTTTGCAATAAACTTGTGTTGATTGGGTTTCTTGTAAGTGCTGTCATTTATTTCTCCACTTATATTTATTTAGGGAAATAAAAAAGGGGGAGTCTTTCGACTCCCCCCAGTTCTTTGCCTTATTGTTTTTATACAGTTGGCAATAACTACTAACAACTATTACTGATTAATGCCCAAAATTGCAAACTTGCGATAGTAGACATTTGTATTCGTCGTAATAGCACCTGCTAGTGCTCCAGCTGAACCATCAGCGAATGGATTTGAGACCATGCCGTAGCGTGTCTTGAATCCAACCTTTGGTTGATAGTTGTCTGGATCGATTGCACGAACCATCTGGAGTGGAACGTATGGGCAGTAGAACAAGCCAGCGTCATATGGTGACGTTCCCTTGTATCCAACTACGCAGTAGTCAGTTCCAGCAACAGAGTATGGATCAACATAGACCTTCAAGCGTCCGAATAGCGTACCTGCGAAGGTGTTGCCAGTGTCATCAACAGTTAGGTTTGTGTTGTTTGATAGTGCTGAATTATAGTCAAGAAGACCAGTCATTGCAAGAGCTGATGCAACATCGGTTGAAACGATGAGGAGGTTGCCCTTACCACGACGTGTGTCCTTAGCAATCTTGTTTGCAGCTTGTTCGATGCGGAATAGAAGTGACTTGTACTTCTCAACCTGCCAGCGACCTGAAGTTCCGAGACCAGCAGCAACGTTTGTTGAGTCTGTACGGTTTAGATCGAAGATTGAAGTTGATCCGCCGAGCACGCCAACATTTGCTGTTGCATAGACTGTACGAACAACTTCGCGGTTGATTTCAGCAAGAATTTCTGTTGACAAGATGTTTGTCAATTCTGTTTCTGCGTCGAGACCGTGAATTGCCTTGAGGTCTTGTGCAAGTTCCATTGTGTAGGATGCTTGTAGACCGCGTGTCTTAGCAGTGACAGATACGCGCTCGATTGAGAACGCCATATTTGCCATGTTAAGTGTTTCAGCAGTTGCTGTAGCAATTGCAACACCAGTATTTCCTGTTGTCCATGCTGCAACGTTTGAAGACAATGTTGGCTCAACAGTTGCAGCAGTTCCTGTTCCTGCGAACATTGTGTTTGCTTCGTTGAAGAATGCTTCTGTGCCGTTTGGTGCGCCATAGCGTGAGCGCATTGCAAAGATAAGTCCTGTTGGACCTGTCATTGGCTGCACACCGCAGATGTCGTATGCCATTAGGTTTGGTAGAGCGCGACGAACTAATCCGATTAGGATTGGGTCGAAGCCTTGTAGATTGCCTGAAGATGGTGATGTTGGAGCAACGTTTACTGGTGTTGCTTCAAACAAACGACCCATATTCTGGGCTTCTTCTTGCATGGCTCGTTCTTGGTTCTCGAGAACTAGGGCAGTAACAGCGCGCTTGTATGGATCGCTGATCTTTGGGAGTTCTGGGTGATCAAGAACTGGAGCCCACTTCTTTGCATGTGTTTCTGTTAGATACATGATAGATTTCTCCGTTCTAGGTTAAGATATCACTTTGGGAGTGACTTTGAAATTGCACTTACATATCGACTCATGACAGAATTTGTATCTACTTCAGGTTGTGGCTCAGACGTCTCCTCGGCAACCTTTACCTCACTAATCACTTTATTAACTGGGAAGTAGTTCTCGCGAATAACTGCGAGCTTATTATTAAACTCACCCTCTGTGGTGAACTCCACGCCCTCTGCGAGCGATTTCATTTTCTCGATTTGTACTTCGGTTAGACCTTCACAAATCTTGCGAATTGCTTCATTTTTCTTTGCAACATTAAGTTGCTCAACAAGAGCAGCCTTCTCTGCAGCAACTGCAGCAGCTTGCTCTTCAAGATCGGCAACGCGAACTGCAAGTTCTTCTGCTACATCAACTTTCTCGTCTGGGATTTCGATGTAGTGTTCTGCGAATAGATTCTTGAGTCCATTGATGAAGTCTTGTGTCAATTCTGCACGAAGACCTGTTTCAACAGCAACTGCATTTTCAGTCATCCATTGCTCAACGACATAGTTAAGATACTCATCAACTTGAGTTGAGAGTTCATTCTTAATTTCTTCGTATGCTTCGGAGAGAACTTGATCGTTGTCAGAAATAACATCTTCAACAATCTTCTCAACACGTGACTGAACGGCAGCTTCGAAAATCGTTGTTGCCTTTGTGCGGAACTCTTCAGAAAGAGATTCGCCATTGAATAGCGCATCAACATCTTCCTTCATTGATCCCTTATGCTTGGCAACCATGCCCTTCATCATTTCTTTCTTGGCTTCTGCAAGATCTTCTTCTGAGATCTCAACTTCTTCAGTTGCTTCGACTTCTTCTGCTGCTTCTTCAGCAACGACTTCAGCTTCTTCAGAAGCCTCTGTTTCTTCCATTGCGTGAGTCTTTGCAGCCTTTGCGTCGCCCTTTGCTACTGGCTTTGCAGCCTGCGATACGCCTGCAGCAGCTTTCTTTCCAACTGCACCGCCAGCTGGATCTGTTTCTGTTGCGCCGCCAAGATCTTCTTGTTCGGCTGGTAATTTTGCAGCTGCTTCTTTTGCGGCACCGCTAATAGATGCTTTTAGAATTTCAGCAGCAGATTCTGATAATGTTTTTGCCATTGTAGTAAACTCCTAAAGAAGTAATATTATTTATAAAATTTAAAGTTTTGACAAGAAGTTTTCAAAGATCTTCAATGAAACTTCGTCAATCTGTTTTTGCTTTGCTCGCTTGATTTGTTCGTAATATGCGTTGACATCGATCTCTTTGACAACACCATTATCCCAAACCCACTCCTTTCCTTCCATAATACCTTGAACAAAAGCACCAGGTGCGGACGGATCCGCCACAATATCTGCCGCTGTGGCTAGATAATAATCGTCTTGAACCACGTTAACACCGTTGATCTCCTTTAGAGATCCCATGCCGCGTGATGACACACCAAGAGTTGCACCGCCTTCCATAAGAGACTTGGCGATTTTACCCATTGGTGTTTCAAGAATTTTTGCTTTACCAACAAAAATATTACCCTCTTGTTTTAGGTTGGTAATAAGATGTGATACACGATCGAGGTTGATTGATGGTGAATCTGGATGTCCCAATTCACCAAATGCGCGATTCTTCGACACATACTCTTCATTGTAACGATCGACTTCTTTTGTAAGAGTCTCAGTCTTATACATACGACCGTTTTTATTCTTCATTTCTGCAACAAGAAATGGACCTTGAATGTAAAGAGTTTTGACACCGTTCTTTTCTTCGGTGATCAACTTTACTTCTTCAACTGTTTCTCTAATTAGTTTCATTTACTTCAACCCCAATGATTTGCGTTTTCTAATTGAACGCTTTCTTTTAATTAAAGCACGTGCAAGTTTTGCTTTACGCTTGATTTTTGCCTTACGTTGCGAGATTCTTCTTCTCATTCTTTCAGAAGAAGTCATGCGCGTAAGTTTACCACTGCGAATTGTATAACCTTTGACTGCTGAAACAACTTTACGGCGTTGTACTTTACCGCCACGAACACGTGCGCGAACGAGTTTTTTACGTCCCATTTTTTGGACGTTTGCTTCAGCAATAATTTCCTTTACAACTTCTAGTACTGTGCTCATTTCCCACCAATTGTAAAATTAACTTTACTTAATGCAAAATGCGCTGCTTTAGTAAATCCTTTTGGAGTTGTAAGCATATCAGCAAATTTCTTTTTATTCTCATCATTCAATGCACCATGAACCATATGAATGGCTTTTGCTGCACCATGACTGACTTTTAACTTGCTGCCGTCGGCAAACTTAAAATGTTTTGCGTTTGATGTTACATTATCTTGTTGTGCGAATGCTGCAACTTGTTCAAGGCTTTCCATGATTTCTTCAGTTTCTTCAGAAACTCCAACAAGTTCTTGTTCTGGACCAACGCTGCTATATGGAATCGTGAAAGATAAACCAATCTTGTCGTTCTTATATAATGCAACACGTTTGCCGTCTGGAAAAATGCGAACACCTGTTCTCTTTAGAACAAGCATCATTGGTGGATCACCACCATTTAATGATGCTGCTTCAATTACGTGCTCTGTTTCTTCTTTGCGAACATTACGAGAAACAGCAAGCATAGAGCTCTGTGATCCATAGGCTGCGCTTGAGAGCGCAGCATTATATCTTTGCAACACATCGCGCTGATTCTTTGGAAGTTTTGCAATATCTCCCTTGCGCTGATGATTGATCATCGCCATTTTTAAAGTTGGCAAGTCCGCAGAAGGAAGTAGTCCCTTCCTTACTAGACGTGCAACATTTGCAGCATTACTCTGCGCTGGTCTCTGTGGACTCGGCGCTTGATTCATCTGACTCTGTTGCTGTTCCGTCAACTTCTGTCTCAGATTCTGTAGGTTCATCTACTGCTTCTTCTGGTGAAAGTAATGTTGTGGCAAGTTCAACTTTCTTGAGTTCAAGAGCGTCACTTACCTTCCCTGCAATCATGGCATTAAATGCTGCTGATGCACCATCTTTATCGCCACTGATTACTGCTGTTACAAGATCAACTGTTTCCATAACTACTCCAATTATTTAGATAACTGTGATTTAAACATACTATTGATATCGTTTGCTGCAGGAGCAGCTGCAACTGGTTGTTGTACAGGTGCCAATGCGCCTGGAGCAACCGCTGGCATTTGAGGTTCATCTGAACCCTCTTCTGCAATTTCTTCTTCCATCTTCTCAACTTCATCTTCATTAAGATGCAAGACTTTCTTTTTAATCCATGCCTTAGAAAAGTAAACTCCAACATATGGATCAATAAGTTGCATGAGTTGTAAGCGAGAGGTCATAAGTTCTGATTCCTTCAACTCAGAGAAATTGTTGTCTTTGAGGAAGTCATAGTGAATCTTTTCTTTTAGTTCTTGCCATTCTTCAACAGAGCAGATACCTTTAAGTGCAAGTTGACGTTCCATCAACTCATCAAACAAAAGTGTGAACTTTGCACGAAGACGTTCAACAAACTTATTAAACTTCAATTCATCGCGAGTGATTTCTGCAGCGCGACCAAGTGTAAATCCACTTTGTGATTCGAGTCTTGAGATTGGAACATTAAGTGATTTGTAGAGTTTTTGTTCAAAATACTTAACGTCTTGTAATTCACCAAGATTTTGTCCAGAAGGAAGTGTGGTAATTTCTGTTGACTTACCCTCACCACGGCGAGGAATCCAGAAATCTTCCATCATTGACATAAACTTACGATCGTCTTTGACTTCACCTGTAACAGAGTCATATACAACCTTGTTACGGAATTTTGTCATAATGTCGCGCAAGTATTGTTCTGATTTGATCTTTGGCATGTTGCCAACATCGATATAGAACACACGACGTTCTGGTGCTCTAGATAAACGATAAATTACAACAGCGTCTTCAATCATGCGAAGCTGATTGAGTGGCTTAATTGCTTTATGAAGATGTGATAGAACAAACTGTTTCTTTGGATCCATCAATCCTGAATTAATGTTCACGATTGCGTCTGTAGAAATTTTAATTCCAGCATCTGTTGGAGATGCAATTGTCGTTTGTCCAAGAGTTGTTGCTTTGTCATTATACACATAGAACTCTTGTGTTCCAGTGATGACTTCAACACCAGTGCGTGGATCTTTTTTCTTAAGAACGTTGCGCACCTTTTTAATCTTACGAGGATCGATGTATACAAGTGATTGAATGCCAAGTCTTGCTTGTTTTTGATCAATCAAAACTTGATAGTACAGACGACCATCAATATACCAACGACGGAAAATGTCATGCCCTTCGTTGCTGAAGTTTAACATTCTCAAAACGTTATCAAATTCTACACGAATCATATCTTTAATATTGTCTGGTTGTTCCAGATCATCAAGAATAATCGTGACAGATTTACCTGTCACGTCGTGCACAACAGCTTCGTTGATAATATCATCAATTGCAGATTCAAGTTCTGGTTGCATTGCCATCTCGCGATAGCGAGTGATCAGATCGTTTTCTGATTTATAGGCTTGTTCTAGATCAAGATAAGTGCCGAAATACCCACCAGCCGAAATGGAGATTGCACCGTCATCGGTGGTTGGGGCTGTAATGGCAGGTTGGACGTCCGCAGACTCTTTTCTACGGACGATTTCCCAACCGAATAGGCTAATTGTTGCCATAAATTGACTCCATGATAAAAGAAAGCATCAAAATTAAATCACGCTTGCTGCGGCTGCTTCCCACCATTGATATGCAAAAGTCACTGAATATTCTTCGATAGCATCATTGTTACCCCAATCTAGGTCGATTGGAGCGAGGTCATTTGGGAACATGCCAATAAACTTGTAATCTTTAATCACTGCGCCTGTTTTACCATAGTGTTTGACGACAGCATCAGTTCCATAAGAAATTGGATTTGCTGCGCCAGCTGAACGAGTATTAAATCTATGAGAGTTAATACCATTCATCCAGCGTTCGAAGGCATTACGCACAACAAAGTCTTCGTCGTTTAGAATGTTTACTGTCCAATCAGCAAAAGTGCGATTGCCAACAAACTTTACTTCACGACCGAAGTATTGAACAGGAACAACACCGACTGTTGATCCTGGGATTTGTGCTGTTTTACATAGGAATCGCAATTTTCTTGCAGCATTGCCTGGAAGGGCGAATGATGGAAAATTCATTTCAACTTCAAACAGATTAGCGCGTGCGCCATCAAACTGCATTTGTGAACGAAATTCAGATACATTAAAAGCCATTGTATTCTCCTGACTTTATTCTAGTCTATTTATTAGAAACGTCCTACAATTTCGTCGAAGGCAACGCCGCTGCGAACAGCAACGAAGTTCAACTGAATGAAGTTTACGCTTCTTGCTGGCTTGATATAGATGTCGCCGATAAACTCATTGCGATCTACAACTGCTGGCGTATTATTTGTTTCGTCACAAACAACACGGAAGTCGTAAATACCGCGACGACCTTGGACGTCTCTCAAGAATGGTTCAACAAGTGCCACGAACTGTGCTCTTGTAAATTCATCGTTGAATTCAAAGAGGCTTGAGCGTGCAGCGCGAGAAATTGCTTTCTCAAGAACGATAAACAATCGACGTACATTGATGCGATCAAATGCACTTGGGCGACCCTGTAGAGTCTTGTCGCCAAACAACACCACACCTTCACCTGGGAACGAAACAACTGGGTTTACGCCGCCCTTGTATAGAGTATCGCGTTCGCTAGATGTTGGATTAAATGCTAGACGAACAACATTACGGATTTGACCACGATTTAGACCAGCTGGTGAGAACCATGGATCGCGTTGTAGGTCTGTACGAACACAAAGACCAGCAACATCAGCATTGAGCGGAACATAACGATATGCATCGTTGTACTTATCGTATTGATACTTCCAACCAGAGTCCATCACACCATATGATGTTGCGGATGTTAGAGCATTTCTGTAGTTTACAATTGCATCTGCAGAGGCTTGAGCGCCAACTACATTTGCATTTGCTGGCGATACGAATGCTACGCAGTCTTTACGAGCATCTGCAACAGCAAGATACTTGTTAGCGACAACCAATTGATCAGACACGCTCAATCCTGCAGAATCTCCGCAATCTCCAGCAAATAGCAAGGAGATATCATTAACTTCCTTGTTAGCCAATAAATCAATTGCATTTGTGTAAGAAGAAGCTGTTGCAGAACCATCTGCACCGTTTACGAGTGAGAATGTTGTTGCATCCCAACCTGGAGTATAGAACACGCCAGTGCCTCTTGCATTTGCAGTTGCAACTGTAACACCCCATGTGTTACCATTTGTCGTTGCATTCGTTGCGTCTGGATGTCCAAGCCAGTGAATATACTTTGAGTTACGATATAGAACTTCTTTGTAGTAGATTGACTCGCCTGAATCTCCCTTTGCGTCAGATGCTTTTGAGAGATTTGCAAAACGCTCAAGAACGGTGTTTGCTACACCACTGAGTCTACCATCTTCGTCAACAACAACAATGTGCATTTCGTCGTTAGCAACTGATCGTCCAGTAACCTTCTTTGCATATGTTGATGTTCCTGGAGGACCATCAAACAAACTGTTGTACGCCCATGCGTTGAAGTTTGCCGTTGCTGAGTTTGCGCAAACTGAAACCTTTAGCGAATTTCCAAGTGTTCCAGGGAAACGTGCTGTGAATGATACGCTGGCATTTGGGGCACTAGTACCATATGTGTTGAAGTAATATTCGTCATTTGGAATGCTTACGTTTGCGCTTCCAGTTGTTAATGCATTATTTGCATTATTTAAAAGAGCGCGAACAACGCGAAGATCATTTCCATATGCGAGGAAATTTGCTGCAGATAAAAATGAAACTGCAGTATCTGAGTCTGGTGTGAAGAAATTTTCAACGAGACCGCTTTCGCTTGAAACCTGAACTACACTATTTGCTGGACCCCAGCGAAATAAGCCAACCGTCGCACCAGTTGAAGTGCCGACCGCTGGCACAGAAGTTGTGAGATCAATTTCAGAAGTGTTAACTCCTGGAGAAACTAAAAATGCCATGTTTATACTCCTGTTTTGGAGAGATAGAAATTCTACGGTTTATTTAGTAAATTGGGGTTTTTAACGGTTTACAAAGGTCCAAACAGCACCACCCTCAACAAATCTCTGCTCTCCGTGATCAATTTCTTCATGCCCTGCGATTGGAGTTGGTAAAGATTCTTCTTCAATTTGCCTCATTTGTTCGTGATATAATCTCTCACGAATGTTTGTATTACTTAGGTCAGCAAAAAACGACTGATTTGTCATCCACGAAAACAAAACAAGTGACATGACGAGATCGTCGTGGCTTCCTTCTTCAGCTTCGAAACTTCCACCCTTTGCAATAAAGGTTGAGAGTTCAGAGATCGTATCAAAATCCTGTACAAAAAGTTTCTGATTTTCGATTAGATTTTTTAAGATTGAACATCCGAGCCGTTTAACCGATTTTGTTGTTCGAATTCCACGTTGAGATTTGTTTCCATATCCCCATGTAAGCGCAATCTTACCCTTCATATCAACCGTGGCAAGGATATTTTCATACTCATAATCCTCAAACAATGAGTCAACAACCTGTTGACCGTTGTCGTTAATCTCAACCAAAACATATGCTTGATTATAATAAGTGCCAATCTTTTTAAGAATTGACGGATAAACAAGGGGGCTAATATTGTTATCTTTGTAAGTGCAGACTTGCCGATATGGAATCTGTGTAATATCAAGAACACTAAACGCAGAATAGTCTAATCCCTTTCCACGAGAGGTATCAACGACCATCGCATAATTATGTCCTTCAACTGGTTGTTCATAAACCTTAATTCCGTTATCAGAAAGATGTATTGGCTTTACAAAGGCGAGAGATTTGAGAGCCGCAGCAGACAACAAAGTTCCTGCCGAGCCCATGAACTCGCATTCCATTTCTTGCAAAAACTTTTCTTCACCGAGGACTCGACGTTGTTCGTCTGCCCATTTCTGATCTCGACCTGGAACCTGTCGCCAGTTGGCTTCAATATACTTAAATCCATTCAATCCTTCAACTGATTCGGTCCACATACGATAATAGTGATTCATTCCGTTTGGCGTTGAAGAAATTAAAATTTTAGACTGCGTACCAGAAGAAATCGTTGGGTAAACAGAGGTGAAGAATTCGTCTGCAATATTACTTGGAACGAATGCAAACTCGTCGAGATACAACAATGAGATAGAGTAACCACGAATCGCAGAGGATGCGGTGGAGGATGCTAACACTCGACAATTGTTTTCTAACTCAATGTCACCTTTGTTCCATACACGAACGCCTTGCTGTAACCACAGAGGTAATGATTCATATGCAATTTTGATCCTATTCAGGATCTCACGAGCCGTTGGTGCTTTGTTAGCAAGGATCGCGACAAACTTATCTTCGTTAAAAAGAATGTACCAGAGAATATATCCAACAACCATCGTGGTCTTACCCACTTGACGACCTGCTTTTACAATCACGCGACGATTGTCGTTAATGTCTGTAATTGCTTGTCGCTGAAATGGATATAAAGAAATCTGAACAAAACCTTTATCAAGTGTGATGATCTTGACATAGTTTTCGATAAAGTAAATTGGATCTTGCGCGCAGCGAACAAATTCACGGACTTGATCTTCCGTGAGCTGCATTGGCATATTGATGCGTTTTAATTTGGGATTGCCCAAATAATTTTTAATTCTATTCTGCAGATTCATTCTTGAGTTTCTTTAATAAATCTGCAGTTGAACCAACGAACACTGCTTTGTCTACGCTGATATTTGTTGGAGCAACTTCTTTTGGTTTTAAATCTAACTGCTGCTTTTGAAGAATCATAAGTTTCTCTGTGACATCAGAGAGATTTTTAATCATATTTGCAGCGACTTCGTATGCTCTTGGATGTTGTGATTCTTTTGCAACTTCTAGAATCCCATCCAGTGCTTCATTACCTTTCTCAATTAGATTATAATAATTTGCACGAGAATAATCCGCATCTGGATTCTCGTTATTTGATTGATGCACCGTTACTGGCTTGTCATTTTCTCTCACAACAGGCACATAATCAGTGTTTAATATCTCTGCTAAATTTTTATCTACTTCACTCATGAAATATTCGGATAATATTCAGTTGTCTCATTAAATCCAAATGCAGTGTTTATATTTGCAGTAGTTGGGTTTGGTGTGACTGTTAGATTTACAAGTTGATTGTCACTAATATCAAACGTTGAGATTTTATATGACGTATTTGTTACTGCTCCACGAATATATGTGTTTACCACAAATACTCCAGAAACGTCTGTGACAACAATTTGATTCGCAGTATTGTTCCAGGCTTTTACAAATGCGCTCGCGTTTGCTGATGTTTCATTTACACCCTCATAAACCAACTCGCCAACCTTATAATCACCGCTACCATTTGTTAAATTCATTTTTCGATCTACTGACCCATAATATGTGCTGTCAAATGTATTTGCAGTTGCTGTGCGAATAATTTTGGCATTTGCAGTTATTGGTCCGTACATCCATGCTTTCATTGTGAACGTTAATGTCCATACTAGTGTTCTCAATTCTTCTGATGGACCAATTGCTTCAGCATCATAATTAATTGAATCAAGAATAATCGGAACGTCTGTTTTAAGAGTTGAGATACTGACTAGATCCATCTTCACTGTATAATCTGGTTTGAAGTATGGTAGGATTTGTTCAACAATTTGCGTGCCATCTTCTGTGTTGCGCGCATAGATGTACAATGTAAAAGTAAAATTGTATGGAGTAATCTGTACAGTTTTTACTGTTGATCCATTATCACCAGCAGCGAATTGAAGATTGTATTGACTTTGTTTGCGCAAAGGATCATAGTCAATTGAAGTCAACTCAAAACTCATTCGAGGAAGAGTCATTTGAACTTCTTTGGCTAGAGTTGGATCTTGCGTAATACGACTATAGAATTTTTCTTTTGTGGCATAAGCAAGTGGAACAATAATTCTTTCAATTTCAACTGTTCCTGCTTTATTATATCTTTTGAGTTGAATGTTGTTGAACAGAGTTCCAAATCCAACAACCAACTTGCGAATGATTCTATGATAGAAATGAATATTTGATAGCATTATGGCTCACCAAATGGATTTGTTTCAGTAAAGTCAAGAATACTATCTGCCTCTGACTCAATTCTTACATTATCTTCGTATGGATCTGTTGCGTTTTCTTGAGTGTTACCGCTGGATAATGTCCATGCTGCACCACTTGTTACGCCACGAACTAATGTCCCTGCTCCAAACTCACCTTTGATGTTACGAATTCGAAGAAGTCTTGTTGGTTTGTCCCAGCTTGTGACATAACCTTTTGCTGTCGCTGCAGCCAATGATGCACCTTGATAAACAATTTCGCTGGCATTAAATGACCCAGTGCCACCAGCTGTCATTGTATACTCAACAGAGTATGCATTATTATCGCACACTTTGTCAATTGCTTCAATGCCAGTATCAATTATTTCACCATTGTACTTAAATGTTTCAATATTGATTCCAAACATGTATGGTGCAAGTTTGCCTGCTTGGAAGAAATTCTTTTCTTCTTCAACTCGACGAATCTCTAACAATTTTTGTTGAACAGGCATCCAAATTAAGTCTCCTTCCTTTGGAAGATTTCTTAGATCAGTAGGCAGATTCTGCTCAAAGGTTCTTCTTGCAATTGCCATGCGAGCAGACTTTTGAATCTCAAGACCAAACTTGCTAAAGAATTCTGAATTGCCCTCAAAGTCATTCGATGACTCAAGGTAGGCTTCCATTGGATAGGCTTGTGTAAATGACTTGACAGGGTCATCGCCAAACAATTCATCAAGACTTGACTGTGAGTCGCGCGGAATATAATAAATGTCAATGCCATGATTCTTGATTGACTCAATGATCATGTCCTCAATGAGAATTTGTTCCCTTGAGGCATTTTGATTGTTAAAATAAACTGAAGTTCCCATGCATCACCCAACAAGCATTTGTGGTGGCATTTCGTATTCTTCTCGCAGTTTTGTGTGCAGCAATTCAATTTCTGCGACTGCGTCTGTATAGATTTTTTCTCCGTTTACAACGAGTCCACCTGGAAGCGTGTAGTTTGTATACTTTGATAAGTTATTTCCCCATTGCATTTTAAACAATGCTGTGGTGTATGCTTTTAGAAAACTATCATCAAAAACTTTTGTATAGGTGGTTGGATCTACGATTCGAGTTGCTTGGAAAACAATATAGTCTCCTGCTTTCACTCGACCTGTCCAGTCCATGAAAATCTTCACTTGATTAATTTTCTTATTGTAACTAAATGGCACTTCACCAGTGACGATCATGTCAAGCATTGCAAGATGTTCACGCGCAATCACATAGTAAGTGTATGAACTTGACAATAGATTATAAAAATCGTTTAGGCGAATTTGATAGTTAATATCAAAGATGTTAAAGCCTTGTGAGTTCGTTGAACTTAAAGACCCTGCGCTAACTGGAAGAACTCTTGCAACTCCGTTGATATTATCAGAGAGTGTAACGTAGGTGTTTGAGATATCGCCAGAAGTTACTTGATGCGCAAGATAAATTTC